GTTTCTACTTGATCACCAAGTGCTTCTTCAACTTGCTGACGGCCAATGTCGTGACGATATGTCCAACCATGGTCACCAATAGGACCCACATAGATGAATCCAACTTTTACTGGTTCAGCCACAGACACAGTTGATGCACCAAGCAGGAACAGTGCTGCAATTGCTAGTTTCTTAAAAATACCCATTATTGATTTCCTTTCGAGGGTGATTAGGCGGGATCGTAAGGGATAGTCCGCCTGGGATAAAAACTATTTTTTGAGATGTTTTGAATGTATCTTACATCCTATAAATTCATTGTAATAATCATTGCGAAGTAACACATCGTGCTCAAATTGAAGTTTTGCTTCAAAGTAAGACATTTCGCCTTTTGTCTTACACAACTTCAAAATCTCTCTCTTGTAGTTCTCCTCACCCTTTGATTCAACAAGTTGTTGAACCTCCGATGACGAACTGAAGTATGATCGCCAGTCAGATTCTGTACGCGTGCGTACTCTTCTCTTACGTGTTTTCGTGATGGGGAGGGTTTTAGGTTTCCAGAAGTTTTTCTTTCCAATATACTTTTTGTCGGTGTCCAACTCGGTGATGAGATAGACAAACCCTTGATAATCTTCTGGTGTTGTGTCAAATTGTTCATTCTTGTAATACCACATACAGGTATATATTAAAAATCTAAGACAGCCTTTAGTTGAGATTCTTCATCATCATATCGATCAGGTTCTACTGTAGAGCCACACAAAGGACAGAATCGTACTTCACAATATGACTGAACATAAGAAGTGTTGTCACACTCTTCACAGTCAATAGTCCATTCTATCATTCGTGATCCTATCCAATATTTCTTGTTTGCGAGCATTGGTTGCTAATGACCACTCTTCTATTTCTTCCGTAGTTCTATAGCAACCAATGCACACATTATCATCGAGAACACATATGTTCTCGCATGGTGATGCGACTTCAAAAGTCAATTTCACATGCTCCGCCGGCGCACGCAGCAGCACCAATAGTATCTATATTAGTATACTTCTTTTCCATGAGGTCTTCACCCCAATCAACTTGTTTCAGATTAGCTTGGATCTTCTTCCACTTATGAAGAAGGTATGCATCTTTGAGACAATACTCTGCTTTCTTGATATCACCGTCAAGATAGTTCTCAGCAAAGTTATTGAATCTACGAACCCAATCTCTTTTCAAGGCATTGGTTGAATCGTCTAATGACAGATCTTCTCCATAACCCTGTGCTGTTGAACAAGCATCCCACAGATTGTTAAAACACTTCAGAGCATCAACAACCATACCAGATGCAAACACAGCAGCTGTGTCATACTTCTTTACCATTGTCTGAGCTGTGATAACAGCAGTGTTAGGTGCTTGGTTATAGTCTTTGTCTCCTGTCATAGGAAGGAAAGAAATACCGGCAAATGAGTGTCTGTTCTCGAAGACATACTTTTCGACTTCGTCCCAATCATCAACAATAATGGTATTCGATACATTATGTCTTACTCCTTCATCTGCACACAGTTCTACATTTGTTCCTGCATTGACCCAATGCTTTTGAGCTTTCTTAACTAACTCAAGGTGCTTAACTCCAATCAGTTCATCTTTGTAGATAGAATCTTCTTTCGGAACGATTGGGAATGATACAACAACATCTGTGCCACCAGCAGACCAAACGGAGTCTTCAACCATCCAAGGATTGGATTTCATAATCGCTTGGGTGATTTCTGATTCTTTATTCATCTGCACGTTTCGGATATACATGTCTGAGTGTTCAGCATGTATTCCGCTAGCGGTTTGTAGAAGTACTGATGCATTACCGCTTGGCTTAACACAAGTGGTGCGAGCAGCAGGATTAATACCAACAATGGCGGCAACTTCTTTGTTAACGTCTCGAACAATCTTAGCTCCCTTTTCCAGAACTTTCTCATTGAAGAGAATACCTGGATTGTTCATCCACCCTGTTATCGATACTCCAAGCAAAGCCTCCCGATCAAAGATTGCCTTTGAAGTTTCAGCTAAAAACCTGAAGTCAGTGTACCCAGCTTGTAGGGTACCGAGGATAGATGCTGCGCGGCATGCCTTATAGAAATCTTCCTCGGTATTGCACATGCCTCCATTGATCTCAGTGAGATTACAACCTTGCCAACCAGACTGACCATCAATCTGAGGGAACATACCAATCTCAACACAAGGGTTAGTTGTATGTTCGGTTGATTCAACGAAGACAAATCCTGGCTCACCAAACTGCTTGACAGATTCCATAATCTTGCCAAACTGCTCTGGTGTTGTCTCATCTCTAACAATAACTGCAGAGTTGTTAGAACGTGCTCTTTGTGGATTGTCCATGAACCAGTTGCCTGTCTTTGCGTTCATCATTTCTTCATCATCTGGTGAGAAAAGACAAATTGTTGCTGAACGACGGACGCCTCCAGACAACACAGCGTCAGCGGCATGCATTGAGATATCATAAACATTGATAGGTCTAATAGCCACTGGTTCTTTCGAATCCATTACAATACCTTGAAGAAGGTGTTCGATCTTGTCTAATGAACGACGAAGACCTTCTGGTCCAGGTGCCTTGAACCCTCCTGAGATTTTTGCACCTTTTGGACGAATATTAGTAAGATCAAAGAAAACTCTACGGCCAGCAAACTCAGGATACTTGCCTCCATCAACAAAGTACGAACTCATTAGTACATCAAGTGCTGATGCCCAACCTTCAATAGAGTCTTCTACGATATAACCTTTTGCCTGCTTTGCGCGGGCTTGTAATTTTGGTAGCTTAGCTACATGGTGTTTCTGCACAGAGAATCCTGCACCAGCACCACAAAGAAGAATGTAGAACAATTCACCGAAAAACTCAGGACGATCTGTATAAGATGACGTACAATTGTACATACGCATCTGATGCTTCATTAATTGATCGCCACCGAATTGCAAAGCACGTTGTGCACCAAGGACTCTTTGTTCCTTATAGGACTGTCTAGCTTCTTCAAAATATGGTTGCAGTTGATTATTTTTTTCTTTGTAATTATCTTCGTGCATTTTGATTACACGATCGACAGCCTCGTTCCAAGTTTCATATTTACCGTCATCTTCTAAGTATCGAGAATAACTTTCATAGAACTTGGTTTCGGACAAAAACTTCCTAGTGTCAACATTCGCTGTTGCCATCCTACTCTCCAATCATTTGTGATTAATTACAGTATTATATATCATTCTGCAGTTTTTGTAAACTGCATAAATCAACAAATCAGGAAAAATGTTTGTCCAGCATTTCGATACGATCTTCTGCTGATGCCATCTTGTCAAGTTCTTCTTGAATGGCTTCAACAATATCGCTATGCTCACCAATACCTACACTCTGATTCATATAAACCATAATATTTGTTTTAGCTCTTTCGAGCTCACCTTCCGCATGCATGCGAGCTGCTTTTACTAACTGCTCTTTCATTATTAACTCCTTCAATCAAAAAGATATTATAACACAACTGTAGCTAAATGTCTACTTTAAATCGATCTTAGCGTCAACTTTTCTGTGACCATTCCAAGCCATGAAGCCACCAACTCTTAACGCCCAGTAAGCTAAGTAGTTGAGAAAATGGAAACCGTTTTGTTCAATGTTGATGTCACGGAATATTTGATCAGCTTTCTTTTGATCTATCTCACCCATAGTTTCTTTTTGACCAGACTTCAAAAGCGTAGCATACTTATATGCATAATCATGTACTAATCCGCCCATCAACAAAACACCAGTAGGCGATAGCCATGTGTGTAAAAACTTCGGAATTGATGCACCATCAAATCTGAAACCTGCAGGTATCACATACCACTCTCCGTCAATTTTGAAAGCCCAATCATCTGCAACTTCCCAGTGACGTGTTCCTGTCATCCACATCCAGATAGCACCCCAGAAACCTTTGCCAGCAGTTTCTATCTTCAATGGTCTTAACTGTGGCATAACTCTATATTCAAATCCAACAATCTCTTCATCACAGTCAATACCCATTCTGTTGGCTAACCATCCAATAATAATTAAGACACCGACAATCGTAAACTGCCACCATGTCATAAGTTGTTCTAAAATAAAATTACTCATCAGTGGGCTCCTCTGTTACTGCTTTTTCGTAATAAATTATAATCTCTGTCTGTTGATTCATAAATCTTCTGATATCAGCAATGTTCAAAGCAAGATTTTCATAATCCCGCATACTAAGAACAACAAATGCAACTTCTCCATATTGCTCCTCAAACTCAAGAAGGAATGCATCTAAGTTGTCTTTGGTAACAACTCTTACCTGTGTATCAGTTAGTTGAAGAGGCTTCGGACGAGCTACTACCGGTATCTGAACTCTCTCCACCTGTGTCACCACTTTGATCTCCGGTTCCGGTTGGAACCTGCTGCAACCAGTCAGGAAGAGGGTAGTCATTAGTATTGCCGGTATCATCCATGAAGCCACGCCAGAGCTTAGCTGTCGCACCATTCATCTTTCCTTCTAATGATTTTGCATCTCTCAATGCTTCAACAGTAAGATTCATACGGCTTAGCTTTCCTCTAAGCTCATCACCATATGCTTCTGCTTTTTGTAAATCTTCTTGCAAACCTTTGTTCAAAGATGCAAGTTTGGCCATGTCACCTTGTAGTGTTTCTACACTAGCCTCAGCTGTATCAACAGCAACTTCTAACTTAGAATTATTTTCTCTTAGAGTTGCAATAGTAGCTTGAGTAGTGTCGTAATAATACTTGGCGGCATATCCTACTCCTCCAAGTATTGCAACTAAAATAATTAATCCGTATATTTTAGCCATTGTCTTCTATATATTTTCTAAACCGTTTCAACAGAACAGGAAGTGCTGTTTTCTTTCTTCTTCTGTCATGCATGTAAGTTGTCTTGAGTCTTGGACCCATAGCTGTAGTTGCTGGATTAGGAATTGATGCTGTAGTTGTCATCTCTTCACTAGCAGCTTGCGCACGTTTAATTTGATCAGGAGTAGGTGCACCTTTCTCACCCTTCTTCCTCATTCTTTCTCCACGACGTCTCTTGGCATGAATGTTAGCCCACAAACTTTCCTGTTGCTCTCTACGAGCACGAGCCATATTGATAAAAAAGTTTGCTTGCCTCTTATCTAAAGTTGTTGCTCCTGGTTTATTTTTTAGAGCTTGTGCTTTTGCAACAGTCATCTTACCTTTTACTTTTCTTTTAAGAGTACCAGGTGCTCCTCTCTTAGCTTGTGACTTTCTGATTAGGTCAGAAGTTTTATCCGCCATTGCCGCCTCCTCCGTTACCACCAGATCCGTTACCGCCTCCGTTGCCTCCATTACCATTACCACCGTTTCCATTGCCGTTACCATTGCCATTACCATTACCATTGCCATTGGCTTTTTTGCCATTGCCATTCATAGATGGTCTTCCAAAAAACGGATATCTTTTGTACCTCATGGTTCTATTAGGATTCTTTGGAACACAAGTCTTTAGGTCTTTATCATACTTGTATCCTGCAGGACATCTGACTTCTACAAACTGTTTCATTTGTAAATCTCGTTTGTGGATATGAATACTTTTTGATTGGTCTTTACATGAATAGCTTCATAGATATCAATTCCGAACACATCTCCAATTGGATATGCCTCTTCATTTATTCTTACTTGATCTTTTGCCCAAACCATCTCTTCACAAGAGTTGTTAAGTAGCTTTGAATTATTGACTCTATAGATTCCTGGTGACAATCTTTTATCTTGCAACACAAACCATTGACTCTCCTCTTGCAGAAAGTCATAGGTGTCAAAGCCACACTCTTTGATAATCTTTTCTAAATTGTTTGGTGATAGGTTGTGCTTTTCCTTGATGAGAAAGAGCGCGGACGCAAAAGATCCAAGTTTGGAGCCTCCTCCTGGGATTTTACTTGTGAGCCTCTTAATGTTAGCGCACAAGCGAATGAAAGGAGTATAAGGAGACCTTTTTTCATCAGTGTCGATATCGACTTTTCTCTGACGTTTTCCATTCTCATCAATGATGCCTAACTTGTAAGCATCCCAGTTCTTCCAATCCATTACAAGCATTCGGATGAATCGAAATGTATATGCTAAGTCAGCTGCTTGTTTTACTACACCCATTAAATCTTCCTCAACACTTCTATCACATCTTGATCCATTGAAATACCTGTGTACTGTTCATTAGTTATGTATTTCAAGAATACCAAAAAGGGTTTCATTACAGGCCAATGCTTTTTATCTAACTTTAGCTCCAAGATGTTTAAAGCAGCTTCAATACCAAAGACATTGAATATAATAATAACGTGGTTGAGTATAAGTCTCTCAGCCAGATCATCATTCTCAAGATAACGATTAATCAATCTCTTGATATACTTGAATCGCTTCAAGTCCTCATGAAACTCTTCAATGTCAGAGAACTGAGGATTGTAGTAATGCTTTGCAGCATACAAAAAGAGATTGTCTTCAGTCAGTTCAAATTTCATCATATAGCTATTTAGTAGCTACTTAGACGTCGTAACCAAGTTTCTTTGCAACCTGATATCTATGACGATCTTGGTCACCACCTGACTTTTGATGGCCATCAGAACGTCTGTGATGATAATCAATGTGCGAAGCTGCTGACTTAAAGTTAGAATCTTTTGACTTACCACCATTCAGTTTTTCTGCATCACTATGACCTAACATGGATTCATCCAGATCCTCTAGTGTAATTACATAGGGCTGCATTGACTCATAAGCAGACTTTAATCCAGACAGATTATCATAACTTTCAGACTTGACCATTGCATCACCTTTTGCACTCTTTGTTGCATCAACTGGTTGATTAATGATCTTGCTGTCGCCAGCTTTGTTATCATTTGTTCTCATTTTTCTGCCAGGGCCTGCACGGCCAGCTTTGGCTGCATCGTCATGGCTTTGCTTTTCAATATCAACAGTAGGACCTTTCATATCAGCAGCCATCTGTTTTGCACCTGCACCCTTGAGAGCATCTTCAGGCTTCTCAGCTTTGTCTTTGTTGGGGCTGTGGTTTTCAGCTTCAAGAACTGCCATTAGCTTCTGACGAATAGTTGATTCTTTGGCTTCCATTTCACCATCTTTTGTTCCCTTAGCAGTATTCATTTTGGGATTCATAGTTGCGGTCTCGCCTTTGTTCTTTTTAATATTTTTTGAGATGGCCTTGCGGCGATTGTGCAGATACTTGTCTGAGCTATCCACATCACCATCGTTATCAATGTCAGCGTCGGCTTTGCCTACTGGATCCATCTTAGAGTTATATAACCCTCTTTTCATTTTTTCTTTAGATGATAGTTTCTCTTGCATGTTTTCCTCTACATCCATAAGTTAGTTGTAACGGCACCGGCAGCTGCTACTACAACTACCCAGAACAATTTGTGCATAAACTTAACTGTTCTATGGTTCTCATTCACTTTAGTTTCTATATCGTCTAGTTTCTGAGAGAATCTATTCATCCTCTCATACATTTTATTATGATCATCCTGCAACGCATTAATCTTTTCTTCAGCACGAGCCATGGCTACCATAGCATCTGCCAACTTATCAAGTTTATCTTCAATACGATCTAATCTCGTATTCGTTGTATCGGCCATCAGTTTCCCCATAGAAAATAATCTTGAAAGTATTTATAAGATCAACAAACTCAATATATACTTATTCCACTGCCTTCATTGACAAATTTTGGAAGACAATAAACAGTTACTCTATCTCTTGGATCCATTCGATCAATGTATCGATAATTACCATATCTTTTAGCTAACTTTTGAGCAAAATAGTTACAATCATTAACGTCTCTGAAATACATATCAGATGACATTAGTCTTCTATCATCTCCTGTGCCAAGATATAACATTAATAAAAATACATGAACCATTATACTGCAAAACTCTCACCACATCCACATGAAGCTGTAGCATTTGGATTTATTACTTTTAAGTATGACCCCCCAAGTTCGTTTACATAATCAATTGTACAACCAGCTACAAACATCTCCGCCATTGGATCTAGTACAAGTACATCTTTGTAAGGGTCACTCCAATCCACATCTGGCCAGTTCTTTTTGAAATCCCAAACATATTGAAATCCAGAACAGCCTCCACCTTTGACACCTAATGTTACATAATCATCATTTCTTACTTTGTCCAAATACTCAATGGCGCTGTTAGTAATATCAATCATTTTTTTGACCTCATTGCATCTTCAATACTTTCCAACATCTCTTGTATCATTGGTGCTTGCTTGTTGGGTTCATAAACACATTGTATAGTTCTTGGGCAATATTCAAACTTGCTTATGAAGATTGTCTCTCTAGTTCTGTTCGCACCTTGATATAAACATATTTTTTGTGTAATAACTATTTTCTTTTTTGCTAGTCTGCAGGTTACAAATATCTTATCTTTTTCAGCTTCTTTCCAAGTCCTAGCTGGAGCCAGAGCTTCTGTGGGTAACATCATTACTATTAGAGCAACTAAAAACCATCTCATAGTTGTCCTGTCTTAGCAGCCCACACAAGCCACACAAAACCTAAGATTGCTGATCCAAATAATATAGCTAACAATCCTATTCCTACAGCTTCAATGAATGCTCTTCTTCGTTGAGCTTGTTTGTAAATTGTCTCTTGCCGTTCTTTTCTGATTCGTCCTTCCATACGAACGAGTTCATCCCAATGTGAACGACCATATGTAAAGCCAATGAAATTTTTCAGATCCTCTCGCATCTGATCCGCTTTTTTCTTGGCAGCAAAGATTTCCATTGCTTCTTGTTCAACAGATCCTTTGAATGCGAGCTTTTTAAATAGTGGAGGATTCTTAGCTTGCTTTTCTGCTTCCGAAAGATCGGACATAGCAGACATCCACCTGCCTAAATCCGAGGCCATGGACTCAATGTCTCTCCCCACCTGAAAACCTTTTTTCAGGACGTTGAATGCGGCTGTAGCAGTTGCGAGAGCGGATACTGGATCCATATTTACTCCTTTGTGAAGTCAATTCAGATACCAATAACCAGAGAATAATATATCAGATAGTTACATTTCTGTAACTATTTATATTCTTTTGAATGTAGTGAAATTAGATAACTAACAATTCCATCTTCTACGAGCTGCTTTTCCTCTTTCGCTTGTCCAACTTCTTGACCTGGAACAGAAGGCCTTTCTTCTTTTAGCAGCTTTGCTTCCAGGCTTCAGTTTACTAGGAGGAGTGGTAACAGCAGTTTGAAGTTTGCTTCCAGGGTTGCGTCTTCTATAAGCAGCAACACCTTTCTTTGTCATACCTGCACCCTGAGCAACAGATCTCTTATGGCCAGACTTAACTGACATACCAGACATATCCTCAGAGACAAAGGTCTTGAACTTAAGCATCTTCTTCTTCGTCTCTTCCTTGAGCCTTCAATCGGAATGTCTTGCGGACTGTTGAATCGGTGACTCTTTTCACACTTTGAATCATTGAAGGTTGTTTTACAATCCCTCTGAGCTTGGCTTTGATCTCGCCTGGACTCATACCGGACATAAACATCATAGGAAGGCCTTCAATATTGACTTCAAAGTTTGTGTCTTCTTTTACATTTCTACCTGCTGGAACTTTTGCTCGGGAAACTTTTTGAGCAGTTGTACCCATCATTCCAGCCCTAGCCATTTTGTCTTGTGCCATAGATACACCACCATATCTATTATCAACTTTACGAGTAGGCATACCTCTGTGCTTACTTGCATCAGATGCTTTACTCATATAGCTGCTGAGTGTATCACCAGACACTTCCGACATTGTATATCCCATCTTAGCATATTTGTCATGGTCAGCTTTTGTTTTAACCATAACTTTCTTGCCATCCTTATACATAAAGTGACCATCTTCTTCATTAGTAGATTCCATCGACTTCACT